AGCTCTATGGGGCTGGCCCGGACAAGATGGCCCTGACTGCTGGTGTCACAGTTGACGACATGAAGTCGGTTATTGATGCTTTCGATAACTCGTACCCCGGAGTCAAGCGTTTCCAGAAGAATGTCGAGAACGAGGGTATGCAGCGCCTCCAGACCGAGGGCGAGGCGTACGTGACCACGAAGACCGGTCGTCGTCTCCCAGCGGACAACGAGCGCGTCTACTCGCTGACTAACTACAAGATTCAGGCTACGGCTGCTGAGATTTTCAAGCAGAATCTCGTAAAGCTTGATCAGCAGGATTTGACAGAATTCATGGTAGTTCCGGTTCACGACGAAATCGTAATGTCGGTACCAGCAGGAGACGCCAAGGAGATCATGGTAACAACCCAGGAATGCATGACTACTACCGAGGGCTGGGCAATTCCGCTTACGTCTGGTATTAGCGGTCCCTTCCAGAACTGGGGAGAGGACAAGCACTAATGGTAGCTAGACGCGTTATCGCGATTGACCCCGGGAAAGCAACAGGAATGTGTTGCTTCTCTTGGGAACCCGGCAAGGAGCCGGTGCTAGAATGGGCAGTCGAAGTTGACGAAGATCACTACGCCAATCCGATTCGATACGAGTTCTTGCATAATCCTGAGATTGAAATTGCCTGCGAACGATTCATTATCAACGCAGAGACAGCCAAAAAGTCTCAAGCGCCCTACAGCCTCGAATTGATCGGTGTCCTCAAGCAATGCGTACGTGATGTGCAGCGCCCGCTCACAGATATCCATCTACAGGCTCCCGTGGACGCCAAGAAGATGTTCCCTAATACAGCCCTAAAGAAGCTGGATTATTGGTATGTGGGCGGCGGCGGTCACGCTCTGGACGCTATCCGCCATGGACTTCTGTATATGGCGAAGAACGGCTGGAAGCCTAAGAAACTTCTGGAATAGCAGTAAAAGATTTTGGAGAAACCCTCTAGCAATTAGGGGGTTTCTCTGTTAGAGTCATACAAGACACAGAGAAAGAGGCAAAATGCCAGTAACAGTAGAGCTAGAAGAGGATTCTAAGCACATCCTCATCGATGCCTCTGTTCGATATAAGGAACTGTGTAAGACCATTCCCGGTGTCTCTTGGAGTAAGAAGCAAAATATGTGGCACATGCCACTATCTTGGTCGGGGTGCCTTGCACTTCGTTCTACCTTCAAGGAAGAGTTGGTCATTGGACCGAAGCTCACCGGATGGGCTGTATCAGAACTAGAGAACCGAGTAATGCCTGCGAATGAACTTCGCGAGGCACTGGACTTCCCTGACGGGGACCCAGACCTATATCCGCACCAAAAGGCGGGTGTAGCATTCCTATCCACAGCACGACAGGCGCTACTCGCTGACGAACCCGGACTGGGCAAGACAGCGCAGGCTATTCGTGCGCTAGCTGCATTGGTCAAGAAGGGCGAAAATCCCTTCCCGGCCCTTGTAGTCTGCCCGAACTCCCTCAAGCTCAACTGGGAGCGCGAGTTCGAGAAGTGGTGGCCAGGAGTACGCGTGCAGGTTATTGATGGTACTGCCGTCACGCGCCGCAAGCAGTTCGACACATATCTCAACCCAAAGGAGGGTGACCCTGTTCCGCACGTATTCGTGGTGAACTGGGAATCCCTTCGCTCTCACTCGCGCCTCGCGCCCTACGGTTCTATCGCTTTGGCGAAGTGCGTAGAGCACGGCGGTACTGACGAGAAGATCACCGCCACACGCTGCGAGGTTCATACCCGTGAACTCAACCAGATTCCGTTCAAGGCAGTGATCGCGGATGAGATTCACCGCTCAAAAGACCCGAAGTCCAAGCAGAGCCGTGCGCTCTGGGCGGCTACGGGTGATGCGGAGATTCGTTTCGCTCTGACCGGTACGCCTATTGCTACCGATGTTCTGGATTTGTGGAGCATCCTGCACTGGCTGAACCCAGAAGAGTGGCCAACCAAGACTCGTTGGGCTGACCGCATGGTTGACATGATGAGTAACCCGTTCGGTGGTACGGTCGTCCTCGGTGTAAAGCCGCAGATGTCCGATGAATTCTTCTCTGCACTCCACCCTCGTATGCGCCGTATGCTCAAGAAGGTCGTACTCAAGGACCTTCCTGAGGTTATGGTGGATAAGCGTTTGGTGGAAATGTCACCGAAGCAGAAGAAGGCCTACGTCCAGATGCTCGACCACATGATGGCCGAGTTGGACAATGGTTCGTTTGTTTTGGCACCGTCTCCGCTGACCCAGATGGGGCGTCTGTTGCAGTTCTCTGCGGCTTACGCAGAAATTCAGTTTGACCCCAACACGGGGGAGGAAAAGGTGGTATTGTCGGAACCCTCGGCAACCATTGATGCGGTTATGGACGATATTCAGAGTGGAGACTTCGGTCCCGATTCGATTGCCGTCTCTTCCGTATCGCGTCAGTTGATCAACCTGCTGCATGCTCGTCTGGATAAGGCGAAGATTCCGCACGGTTTGATTACTGGAGAAGTGGATGCATACACGCGCCAGATGGCCGTGGATGATTTCCAGTCGGGACGCACCAAGTTCATCCTGTTCACCGCCGCCGCGGGTGGAGTCGGTATTACATTGACTGCCGCTCGTCGTCTTATTCGACTACAGCGTCCGTGGAGCCTCGTAGAGGACAAGCAGGTAAACGACCGTGTTCACCGTATTGGATCAGAAATCCACGACAGCATCATCATCACGGATTACGTGGTAGAGGGTACGGTCCAGGAGCGAGTTGATGAAGTCCTAGAGGCTAAGGAAGCTAGCGCCGAAGAGATCGTAAAGGATCAGGATCAGCTTCGTAAGCTAATCACAGAAGAGAGAGGCAAGTACAAGAAGTGATCACCAATGGTGCGCTGGCTCAAGAGCCGTACAAAATCTCCAACTCTGAGATTCAGACGTATAAGGATTGCAAGCGTAAGTGGTGGCTAGGCTACTACCGACGCCTCAAGCCTAAGTCGCAGAAGCTCACAGGGCCGCTGGCGTTGGGTACTCGTATCCACGAAGCTCTCGATGTTTACTATTCCACCGGACAGGACTTGATCGAGGTTCACAACGAACTTCTGGCCAAGGACAAGATTCTGGCTCAGTCCCTCGACATGTTTACGGACGGTCTGGATTCCGAGGGAGAACTTGGGCGAATCATGCTTGAGGGATTCTTGGAGTGGTCTGCCGAAGAGGGCATTGACGCAGACTTGGATATCGTCTCAACTGAGGAAATTCTCTCGGCTCCGCTGCTCAATGGGCGCGTGGAGTTGCAGGGAAAGCTGGACATGCGCGTTCGACGTAAGTCAGATGGTGTACGTCTCTTCCGAGACTGGAAGACAGTTGGAACTAGTTTCTCCGAGTTTGCTGCGACTGCACACATGAATGAGCAGATTATGACTTATATGCTGCTAGAATCGTTGAATACCCCGGAAGGTGAACACAGTTCGGGGGCTATCTTCACACTTCTCCGAAAGGTCAAGCGAACAGCCAAGGCGAACCCACCGTTCTACCAGCAGTTGGAAGTAAACCACAACGTATTCACAATGCGTACCTTCTGGGTACGTCTACACGGTGTACTAAACGACATCATGGCAACTAAGGATGCCCTCGATGCCGGAGTAAGCCACCAGCAAGTTGCATACCGCCACTTCACCAAGGATTGTTCTTGGAAGTGCGAGTTTGTCAACATCTGCCCACTGTTCGATGACGGAAGCGCCGTCGAGGAGGCTATCGATGACCAGTTCGAAGTTTCCGACCCTTACGCGTATTACGCGGATTCAGACCTAAAGAAAGGAAGTGAGTGATGCCAGTACAGCGCTCCCTCACAATGATGATCTACGGTGAGTCTGGTGTGGGCAAGTCCACTCTGGCCGTAACCGGCCCCGCTCCGCGTCTTATGCTTGACGTAGAGACCGGGCACCGATTCCTGCCAATCAGCGTCCGTTATTGGAACCCTCTTAGCGAGGCCCCTCCCGTAGCTGACGGCACGTGGGATACCTGCGTAGTTGCGTGTGATAACTACGATATTGTCCTCAAGGCCTACGCATGGCTTCGCTCCGGGCAGCACCCGTTCCGCAGTCTCGTAATCGACTCGATCTCCGAACTACAGGTCAAGCTTCTTGACAAGATGGTCGGAACCGAGCAGGTCAAGATGCAGCAGTGGGGCGACGTTCTTCGCCAGCTTGGTGGCCTCCTTCGAGACCTTCGAGACCTAACGATGCACCCGACCAACCCGCTCGAAGCTGTAGTCCTCACGGCCATGGCCAAGCAGGACAAGGACGGCAAGTACCACCCCTACCTACAGGGACAGCTTGCAGTCATGGCCCCGTACTTCTATGACATCCTCGGTGCCATCGTAAACGAGACCTACCCAAACCCCGACCCGACACAGCCTCCGGTGATGTATCGCCGCATGTATGTGCAGACGCAGCCGCGTTACGAAGCCAAGGAGCGCGTCCAGGGACGCCTTGGTGCCGTAGTCGAAGCGCAGGACCTAAATGTCGAGCGAATGCTTGATATGGTATTCGGTCCTCGCCCAGATGTCCCAGTTCCTCAGGCAGAACAGCCCGCAGAACCCACTCCCCAGCAGTAACCCAAGAAGAAAAGAGTAAAGAATGAGTAACAACAGCGTCAATTGGGCCGATGTAATCGAAGAAGCCAAGTCGGGCGGCGGAGGAAACTTTGAGCCAATCCCCGATGGTGACTACGATCTCACCGTCACCGATGCCACTGCGACAACCACGCAGAACGGCAAGCCGATGTACACCCTAGAGACCACGGTTCAGGGTGGACCGCACAACAGCCGCAAGATTTGGGACCGTCTCATCGTTTCCAGTGACAACGGTCGCGCCATGGGCTTCTTCTTCCGCAAGATGGCCTCCCTCGGACTCCCTATCGAGTTCTTCCAGGGTTCGCCAACTGACGAGCAGATCGTTCAGGCCCTCAAGGGACGTTCGTTCCGCGCCAAGGTCGGACTAGGAACGCCGTACAACGGCAAGCAGAGCAACGAGGTGAAGGAGTACTACCCGGCGACGGGTGGACCCAGCTTCACCCCCGGTGGAGTAGCCCCGCAGGCGGCTCCTCAGGGCTTCCCTCCGGCCCCGCAGCAGGCTCCGGCCCCGCAGTACCAGCAGCAGCCACCAGCCCCGCAGGCGGCTCCACAGCAGAGTGCACCGCCCGCTCCGCAGCAGGCACCGCAGGCTGCACCAACGCAGTCCCCATGGGAGAACACGGCAGCAACCATGCCGCCGCCTCCTACCCCGTTCTAAGCTGAACGGCAAGGGGTCGGACAAGAAATTGTCCGGCCCCTTTTTCCATCCTATGAATTTTGAAAGAGCAACATGCCAAAGGTAAATTTCGACTGGATCAAGACCCAATTCAAGGCCGCTGGGGTCCGACAGGGGACGGGGGACGCCACTATCCAGTTGCTCAAGACTTGGGAGACACTTGATCTTACCGCAGAAATGGCCGAAGACACAATAGACGTGTTCTCTTCTTTGGCCAAGAATGAATCACTAATCAAGACACCCGGAGAGCAGATTTGGGTTCAGGCGCAGACGGGGGGTATGGTCCAGAAGGGTGATGTTGTTCGAATTCGACACAATGCGTTTGCCGGAGAAGTCGGTATCATCCACAACGGACGAGTGGGCCGAGTCACAGCAATTCGTTCGGGAGACATTATCTTCCGATCTACTGATGATCTCGACCCATTCATCGACAACGCGCATTATCCGTTTAGCGCCGTAGAGAAGCGTATTCGCTAGGCGATGAACTCTACTCGATAAGCCTGATCGATTTCGGGGTCACGATCCGCAGCATCTTCTAGGAGACGCTGAGCCACCTTGGTGAGGTATCGTGCCCCGAAGTCGTCAGTCTTGTAGAGAGCTTCGAGAACAGCTTCCGGCTCCTCAGAGACGAGGGTCCAATAGCGGTACTTCTCTGGAAATACTAGAATCTCATCGACCGAAGACGGGTCGCACTCCTCGCATGGCACAGCCTTAGCGTCCAGGAGGTCCGGCGTAGTCTCGTGAAGCCCGTAGCGGGCCACCAGAGCGCATGTAGCCGTGTGGTAGATGTTTGAGACACCCACGCGAGCAAGGATGTACTTGCCCTCAGTCGTCTTGTAGAGCGAGAACTCAATCCAACGATTTGAGCCGAAACGGTACGACGAAGAGGCGGCGAGCTTCTGGCCGTTGAACTGGAGCGTACGTGCTCCGTCCTTTACTTGAAACATAGTGATTCTCTTTGTCTATCCGATTGAAATGATGTAGTTGAGGACGATATAAGGCTGGAGGTTGTTGTGCGCGCCGCCGCCACCTGTAGCGGTTGTCAGGTTGGCCGTAACGGTAGCGTTGTCCATACCGGTACCACCACTCGTAGTAAATACAGCGTTACTGGCGTTACGAACGTCAGTAGCGGAGTGCTGGTGAGAAGGCATTTCTGCAACACTCAGTGTGTGAGTCTTGGCTCCACCAGTCTGCCCGAGAGTTGCGAATTCGGGCTGACCGTTGTCGTATCCGACAATGGTCTTACCTGTGAGATTGGGCACGTTGAACGTAGTTGACCCATCGCCAATACCGTACGTAGTTCCAAATTCAACAAAAAGAGCAGCATAGGTTACACGAGATAGAGCTTGACCTCTAGCGAATACGAAGTTTGCCGGGGGAACGCCACCGCCGAACGGAAGAACAATTCCTGGAGGCATACGGAAGACAGAAGAGCCTTGTACTACCTGACTATTTTGGTTTAGCATCAGAGGTACAGGCGTTGCCGAAGGCTGTACGTAAGAGGCACCAGACAGCTTCAAGGGCGTGTCTGTAGTGATCTCGTTGACAATACCAAGCTCGTTGGTTCCGACCGCTCCACGGTCGATCTGCTCGGAGCCTACCGCGTTGGGGGCGATAGCCATACGATCAACCGAGTTCTCTACGAAGTTCTCGGAAACCACCTCATCAGTCTTGAGTCCGGTATCAATACGGGCCTTCTCGACATCGCTGGCTAGCTTGCCTACTCGTGAGCTTACAGAGTTGTTATCTCTATATCGACGGCTTACCAATCTTATCCACCTCCCATTCTGGTACTAGTGTTAGTGTTACCTTCTCAGGGAAGGTTGTTCCATCCGGAACTTCGACCTTGTATCCATCGATCTTTCGAAGAATTACATCGTCTCGCGGCTCTAGGTCGCTCTTGAGGCGCATAAGAACAAAATCATCCTTGATAATCAAGGCACACCAGTCACCCGGTGAGTATGATCCGACAATCGGAGCAAGTGACCCATTTACCGTGATGTTGAGCTTGGCGTCCGGTGGGCGGTTCTCGGCTAGGTAGCGCTCAGCGTACGCAAACAACACGGTCTCATCGTCAACGCCGTCAACCTTCTGTGTCTCATCGAGGAGTGGCCAGCGTCGGAAGTCTTCATCACCGTTGCTGCCGGAAAGTAGGTCTTCGTTCGAGGCAATGGAAATATTCGGTCCGACATCCGGGCCTAGTTCGCTTTCACCGACTGCGAAGAAGCGTGTTGCTGAGTCCTCAGCGGATTCCGCGACTGTCATGCTCATAATCGAACCACCCGGGTACTCGAACACGAGCTTGTCAGCGCCAAAGCGGCTGAGAGGCGATACCTCGCCATCCGCAGGAGGGTTCGGGAAGTTGATCGGAACAAGTACGAAAGTCTTCGTGAAGCTCTTCGTTTCAAGATCGTAGGAGCAATCTACACGGTACTCAAATCCGTCGATGCTGTCGGAATAGGAGTCGAGCGCTTCTCCAACTGTCTTGAGTTCGAATCCACGGTAAGCTACAGGCTCGATGTTCGTACCCGAGTACCCCATCGTAGAGTACTTCATGTTGATGTCTGCGTTACCCGGGAACGGCCCGAAGCTACTCACAACCGCAACAGGAGCAACCACCGAGGTTCCCCAGCTTTGTACTGGAGTCTCTTCGATGTTTGGCCATGCGCGTGTGTAGCTAAAAGTACGCTCGTCTGGGTTCACAGCGATAATGTTGAAAGTACCGTTGAAGATGTTGTATGCCGTAGCGGTTGCTGTGTTCGTGGATGTTTCTTCCAGTACATTGCTTGTTGCGGCAATCACAGACTTGAACTCGTCTACCGAGGGAATGGCTGTTACAGCGCGGAATCCGTTGAACAAGGATGTGCGAGTCGCAATCCCCGTGACGGTCTTAGACGCGATAGCAGTGGTGATAGCCTTTGAAATAGTGATCGTGTTGCGAGTTACGCCCTGGATTGTATAAGAACCCGCAGAGTAAATGCTCTGCTGAGTAGCCATTGCCTGCACGGATTCGGGGCTGACCGCGACCGGCACCGTGGCCGTAGCCATGTTGTTGGCGACCTTCGCGAATGTGAACTGCTGACCGGAAGCTGTAGAGACTGTCTGCGCACCGTTGAAAATGCTCGGGGTCGCGATTGACCCAGAGGGCGTGCTCTGAGATACAACATTCTGCCCTCCACGTACGTAGCTGATAGATGTGGAAGACACTGCCGAAACTGTAAACTCACCATTGAAATAGCTATCAGCAGTGAATACGGTACCCGAGGCACGAGCCGGAAGTACGACAGCACTTCCATTGCTGATCTCATAGAAAACGCGAGTATCGGTTACGGATAGAACACTGAATGTTCCATCAAATGGTGCCCCTACACCGGAGACGATAATCTGCTGGCCCTCTAGGAAGTTGTGGGTTGCAGATAGCGTAAGAGTTGCAATGTTATTCTCCGCAGTCAAGCTGACCACAGACCCACTATCGGAAAGGCCAGATACGGTGATAGGGTCATTGACCTTCACATTGTGCGCAACACTGGTTGTTAGTGTGGCAACGCCCTGAGACAACATCTTGTTGGTAATAGTGTAGGTATCCACCAACCCAGTGAGATTGATGACACTTCCCGCAGCAATGTTGTGCGTGGTGGATAGGGTGACGGTGGCAACGTTGGATGCGATTGTCTTAGACGTAGGGATATACTCATCCAACATCACTGGAATTTCAATGGACTGGCCATAAGCGAAGTTGTGCGCCTGCTCGGTGGTCAGAACTGTCTGAGCCGTGGTTGCACTTAGACGCGTAATCTTGGAGATATCGCTAAGACCTTCGATGTTGACGGAAGCACGCCATCCGTGGACGCTAGGGCTGTCATCTGTAGTCCCAGTCCAATAGTTAGACTGACCGGTAACTGTAGCTGGTGTCGATCCATCAAAGTACTCGTGAGCAGTAGCGCCGACCTCAAGAAGCACGTCTCGAACGCCGATGTAGTTTGTGCCACTCGCGGGCACTGTAGTACCGTTGAGGATGTACATTGTCGCAGAGCCAGAGGCGGTCGTGGTGAAGGTGACGGATGTGCGAGTAAACGCACCGAGGGGGACATCCGGAGACGCCGCCCCCGCGTTGACTATACCGGCTCCGGCCACATACAGAATGGCAGCGCAGGCACTACCATAGACTTCCGCAGAGAGTGTGTAGGTTGTATTTGCTGCCAGCGTTGCAACACCTACAGTGAATGTCTGAGTGATGTAGAGTCCAGTATTGCCACGGCCACTACCGTTGGTAAGCTGGGCATAAACGTCTGCTCCGGGGTCAGCACCGATATTTACCGCATTGAGGCCAGCAAAGCCGGTAGTCACGCTACGTCGTGCAGACGGCTTGTTGATAAGGTTTGTGTACTGGGTGGTCTGTGATAGATTCGCCTGGAAACGGTGAGGCTTACCAGTCTGGAAGTTGGCCGAAGAATTAGGGGCATCGAGAGACTTCTCAACAACTGGCACTGTTCGGTTGACCTGATCTACAACCACCTGATTATTGACATTGAAGCCGTGATTGGTAGCGGTAGTCAAGGTAACAGTGTTGGCGTCAATCTTGCTAGAGATTACTCGAACAGAAGAACCGTTTACAGTGGCCGTACCATTTGTCAGAGCCTTTGTTGCAATAGTATTCTTGCTCTGTACGCGGTAAGTAAAGAGGGTAGAACTGGGAACACTATCGATAACCTGAGACCCGTTGAGTTCCGGGTAGTCGAATCCTACAAAAACATCTACGTTATTGCCCACGACATATCCGTGAGGCGTTCGTGTGCTTACGAGGGCTGTCTGATCAAGAAGGCGAATAGCCTGAATATCAGCCTTGAGAGGGGCGACAGTGGTCGGCGCGAGCGACCCACCGGCAGCGTACATGAAGACGTTCGGAGCGGGTGTCTGGACAACTTCGAACTCGCCGTCGAAGTTCGGACCGACATCCTGAATCTGGACAGCCTGACCCACGGCGAGGTGGTGATCACTGTCTGTGGTAATGGTGGCGAAACCGCCAGCTAGTTCCTTCTTGACGATGTTTAGCCCATAGCTAATACCCGGCTCAATATAAGTGTTTGGGAACTCAGTTCCTACAAAGTCGGAGAATACCGAGTCGATAAGGGTACGGATGTAGTCATACGTATCCGAGCGAACTGTCACAGTGATATCCGCGAATACGCCGTCCGGGAGTGGGCGAACGGCGGTACCCTCGTCCACAGTACGGATCACGTTAGACGAGTTGACCGGGAAAGTGAAGAGATTAGTGTCAGGTCCGGCAGGTACGGTGATCTCGTGCACACCATCGAAGGGGCCACCGTACGATGTGTCGAGATCGATCAGGTCGCCAGTGTTGAATCCGTGCTTGGTCTTGGTCGTGATGTACGCCTGACCGCTGATAACCTCGACACTCTGAATATCTGCAATCGACATTCCTCCGACAATGGAGAAACCGGCCTGCGTAGGCGCTGGAGAGGACTCTACACGGTAGTAGCCGTTGTACTTGAAGTCCGAAGGATTGTAGAACTCGATGTGGACAGAACTTCCGGGGAAGATGTTGACATTGGAGCCGTTCTCGAATACGATCTTACCTGTACCGCTTGCAACCTGGAGGGTCCCACCGAACTGGTGGTTCCACGTCTTCCAAATCTTGCGGTGATAGAAGTAGCTCGTGAATTCGGAGGCAGAGATAGAAAGATTGCGGTCGATTACGTTGTACTCGCGCGTCCAAATGATGCCGCCCCAGACGCAGATATTGTTGCGTACTACGAACAATGCGGTCTTACCCGGCATAGTGGTTTCGTAGAGGTTGAGGTGGCGCATTGCCGGGATAACCGGAATCTTGCCCGAGAAGGCTCCTGCACTCTTGAGAGCACGCTCCCAAGACACACCACTAAACGGAATCTCAGCGAGGATTTCGTTGGTCAGCAAATCGACCGTGTAGTAACGGTACTCTGGTGCTAGTGGCTGTAGCTCAAGATCGGTCGGCATAAACCTAGTTCTTTCTCGTAATCGTCGTTGCCACTATCATAACAGCTATCCGGCCCAGCCAGATCGGTACTTGACCTCCAACTGAGACGGAGACAGAGCACGATACGCGCTCTCAGCCGTAGCTGGCACGGGAACAACCGCACTCTGGTCCGGCCCTGTCGTAGTAAACGTGAAAGTGTTGTACGAAGGCACACCGGTAATGATGTGCGTGCCATTGTAGAAGTCTCGGTTTGTCGTGTCCGTAACTGTCCCAGCAGCGTTCGATTCTGACAGATTCACGTTATTCTTCGAGTACTGGATGGTCGTAGGAGTAGCCCCAGTGATCGCCACATCGGTCGTAGTGTTGTAGACGGCGTTCGTGGTGTTCGAGATACTTCCCGAAGCTCCTGGAGCCGCATTGATCGGCACTGCCACAGAGGCTACAGCAACGCCCGCACGGGCATAGCTGATCGTACGTGCAGCCACATTAATCGCAGTAATTGTCTTCAATCCATTGAAACTTGCGTTGGTAGCATTCGACAAAGTTCCACCTGAAACTGTGGCCGAAGGGATATTTCCCGCAGCCTTAGCGTAGGTCAAAGTGGTTGCAGTAGGGGTGCTAACTGTGTAAGTTCCGTTGAATACCGCGTTAGTATTGTTTCCCACGGTCCCAGCGCTAACAGCCGCAGCAGCCACATTTGCAGCGACCTTGGTGTAACGGATGGTCGTAGGGGTAACCGCATTTACTGTAAAGGTCCCGTTGAATGTCTCATTGGTAGAGTCCGTGACGTTTGTAGTTCCGGTAGTAACTGCCTGAGAAGTATCCGAAACAGGAGTTGCAGAGACCGGTGCTGTAGCCGGTCCTCCCCACGTTCCCGGATAACCCGTACTTAGCGTGTCAGTGTATGAATTACGAGCACGGACGACATAGGTCATCGTAACTCCCGGAGTAAGTCCGTCAACCACAAAAGTACGACTCTTTACAGTGGCAATGAGAGTGTCCACATTTGTAGTGGTGTTTCGAGAGAATACGTTGTACCCAGATACACCACCAGCCGGAGCATTCCACGAAAGGGTGAGACGACCGGCGACAGCGGAGCTTGCGACCACAGTGAGACCCGTTGGGGCTGGAGGTTCACCAAGAGCCTGCACGGTGACGGAGTTCGAGGCTAGAGACTCAGACCCCTCAGCGTTCGTCAGAGCGTTCAGTGCGTGGACCTTGAACGTGTAGACCTGTCCAGGGTTTAGGCCCGTTACAGAGGTGCTGGTGCCCGTTCCGGTGATAGTCTTGGCTACCGCTTCGGTGGAGAATCGGATGCGGTATCCGGTGATTCCACCATTACCGGCATTAGCCGGAGCAGACCACGAAAGATCAATCTTACCCGGTGTTAGTCCGTCAGCCGAACCCGAGAGATTGCTTGGTGCCGATGGCGGTCCCTGAGCAATAACGTACGCAGCAGCGGAGTATGGTCCGGTTCCGCCTACATTGCTTGAGAAGGTGTTTCTGGCGGCAATCTGGTAGTAGTACTGAGTAAATGGGGTTAGCCCGGAGTCAGTATATGCCCCTCCGGTACCCGTGGTCGTAGCAATCTGCACACCATTGCGGAAAATGGTGTAGCCTACGATACCGCCAGCGCCGGGAACGGCTGGCTGTCCCCACGCAACCGAAACTACTCCGGTGGCTGAGGCGCTAGCAGTGGCCGATACATTAACAGGCTCGGTAGGGTGCCCGGGCGCGATGACACTGGCCGTGCCCGACCATCCGGAATTTCCCACACCGTTCTGTGCAAGTACACGGAAGTAGTACGTGGTTCCTGGAGTATACCCACTAAGAATCTGCTGCCCATTGCCAGTATTGGCGGCACCAACATTCTGAGTAAAGCTGGCATCAGTAGCCCACTGGATGTAGTAGTTGGTGATACCAGAGCCACCATCATCGGCAGACCCGGCGAAGTTCATCTGAACAGTACCAACTGAGTTGGTCGGGTTTACGCCATATAGAGGCGGAGCGCTAGGTACCTTGGCAATACGTCCGGCATAGGCGTAGCCAATAGGAGTGCTAGCGCTTCCGAGCGTGGCGGAGCTAGCGCTTGCGGCATAGCCGATAGCGCCGAGATTACCTGCCGCGTCGTGGCCGAAGTTGACAGTCGTGTTGAGAAGAACCCACTGCTGTAGACCGGCAGGGCGCGAGTCGTAGGTGAAGTTTCCACCCCAGTTGACGCCGTTTACCGACATGGACCAAGAGTTGTCCCCTGCGGTCGCGGAATACGAAGACTGCTGCGCTGTCTCGGTTAGATAGAGAATAACGCGGAAGGTGGTGTAGTTTCCACCAGCATTAGCAGTCTCAGGGTAGACGTTAGTCTGAATACGAAGATTCGGTCGGGTACTAAATTGTCCGTCAGGCATTGACTAGTCCACCTCCTACAGGTTATACGTAAACTGCGTGCCAGACGCAGACGTGAGTGTCTTTGTGCCGTTGAAGGACACATTGGTCGTGTTTGTCAATACAGGGGCAGTGGCCACAACTGAACTGACTGTCGTGACATCCTGTCCGTAGTAGAAGTACGTCAAAGATGTCGGAGTCGGCACAGAGCTAATCACCTTAGTTCCATTGTATCCGCTACTTATAGACGTGTTTAGCACGCTACCCGCAGAAGCCACGGACGCTTCGGCAGTACCCGAAGGTAGTGCATAAGAGATCGTGGTACTCGCTACAGCAGTAATGGTGAAAGTTCCGTTGTATCGAGCGTTAGAAACACCAGATACCGTAATTTTTTCGCCCACCGAGTACTTGTGCGCGCCGACAGTAAGTGTTGCGAGCGTGGCCGTAGAGACGCGATTAGTGATCGTCGCTGTGGCCGCTAGACCCACATCCACCTGAATAGTGTCTCCCATCGAGAACCCGTGAGGAGTGTCAGTAAACAGCGTTACCTTGTACGGAGACACAAAATCGTTCTGCTGGCTGATGCTGTTGTCAACTGTGCCGACCCAGCTATTTGTCAAGGTACTAGTAGATGCAGTACTTCCATCGAAGTAAGCACCAAGAGTTGGTCCTTCTTCTAGAAGAGCATCCTGGAAAGCGATGATGTAGGTTGCAGCAGTCACCGAACCGTTGTTGTATAGAGTGAAGTAAACTGTGCCAGTCGAGGTAGTTGTAAAGTTGAAGCTGATACGTTCCCAAGCGGTAGCATTTACTGCCGCCTTAGCTACGGCACCACTAACAACTCCAGCACCTTCGGCATAGAGGATCGGCGGGATAGACTGCCCCTGAACGAGGACAGTTGCAGACAGAGTGTAGACCGTGTTCGGCTGTAGATTTACGCCTACGTCAAGCTGACCGATACGGAGAGACTTAGACCCGGCAATGCCCGCAGTCGTAGAGAATACGTATGTATCCTGCCCAGCGTCCTGCCCAAGTGCCCCACCCGTTACGGTGTAGCCCGTAGTGGTGCGGCGACCCGAGGGGTTGAAGAGTCGGTTGACACGAGTAACAACACTGCCCTTGATCTCACGCAGGTTCGAGAGAACAGCCGAGGCAGGCAGCGCCATGGTCACAACGTCACCGGAGGAGAATCCGTGCGCGGTGGAGGTAGTCATAACCGCCGAGGTCCCCGACTTAGCCTTGAGCGTGATCGAAGCGTTGGTGTTGAGAGCTACGGTGATGGAGTCACCGATCTGGTAGTTGTGCGCTGTAGGTGTAGAAAGCGTAGCCTGATTTGCAGTTAGAGCCTTCTGGTTAACAGCCTGTGTTGTCGGGAGAGCTACTACCACCGAGTCTCCAGCGGAGAACCCGTGGGCCTGCGCTGTGGTGATCTTGGCAATATTGCTTGTCAATTCCTTGTTTACCGGCGTGGCCGAAGCAGGGAGGTTGACGAGGATCGTGTCAGTCACGGACACACCATTAGGATCGACAGTGTGTAGGGTGGCTACAGTAGTTGTGGCAGACTTCTGATCTACAGTGGAGAGTTCTGTCGAAGCTACGGCAATCTTGTCACCTACAGAGAACCCGTGTGGAGTGCTCGTGGTCAAGGTGACTACATTATTGGTCAACGACTTCTTCAATAGTGCGACCGTCTCACCAAGAGAGACCGTGATGGCCTCGCCGGGGATAAGGTAGTGGACATCGCTGGTTGTGAGCGTGGCAACTCCACCGGAGATAGCCTTGCTGGTTACTGTGAGCTTGTCAACCTTATCGAAGAACTCAATAGTATTGATTCCTGGAGCGAACTTGATCCAGTCAGTCAAAGTCTCTAGCTTCGAACGCTGACCAACGCTAGTGCCATTAAAGGTTACAACACGGTTGTATGTGTCGATTGTAAGCTCGTCGTTTCGAGCAAGCTGGACCTGACCTACGGCAGGATTCTCTGCACTATCGTCAGAAACTACCGCGTAGTTGATCGTGTACGGGAAAACGTTCGATGCACCAAGAACGACAGCCGGAGAACCAACGGTATCGAAAGGCAGACCGGCACCCGTCACGAGGATGAGGTCACCCTCGATGAGGTGGTGGTTTGCCGAGGTCTTGATTGTGGCAATATTGTCTGAGATACTGGCGGTAGTGATCGTACCCACAACACCCTTGCCACGCAGCGGCTTGATGGTGGATGCTGTTTCGTCGGTCGCTGCGTTGTAGATAGTCGACCCGGCACCTAGGGGTCCGGTGAGAGTGAATAGACCAGTGACATCAGCAGTACCGATGTTGTTGACCGTACCGACAACAGAGTTCCCTGGGTAGTAGCGGCTCTCGCTTGCATTAGCTACACCATCCCACGTGTATGTCTCATCGGCGGTAGGTACTGTATTTCCATCGAAATATCCCGCTGTGTAGGGAGAATCTAGACTTGGCACTTCTGTGATGAGAAGGTCATCCCACCAAAGATCGTTACTGCTGTCGGTAACACCGGGAGCGCCATTAAACAACATAATGAGCTTACCGACTGCGTGCTGGAAGGTGATGCGATGCTCATAGACACCTGCCGTGTTTGGTCCCTGATCGCGGATAGGATAGGTAGCTACGCTGCTTCCGGTGCCGTACCCAAGGGTTCGAGAAAGCGGGTGTAGGGTGCCTGTTGCAGGGGTCTTTCGACGTGACTTTACCGAAACTGTGTAGAACTTACCGACCTGGAGAGAAGTCCCGCCGTTCAGGAAGACGTACGTAATATTTCCGGCAATTCTCGGGGAAACTCGCATAGAGCGTGTACCAGACGAAGACCATTGCGTTGAAGAGTATACGGAGGTGCTACCGTCAGTGCTCATGGTCATCGAGGCTACAGGCTTGGTCTGGGCGGTAACAGAGCGCGTGCTGGTGCTCGCGTTCGCAGCACCAGTCCACGAGTATACGGCATCGTCGGAGTTTGGAGTACCACCGTTGAACGGGGCCGACGCAAAAGGAGCCTTCTCGTTTACAGCATCGGACATCCCAAGCTGACGGCCCGTCTCGGGACCTTCCATTAGATATGGAATCTGACGAATCCCAGCAGTATCCGTACCCAAGCCGGGGTGCGTTACAATTACTCGCTTACTCTCACCCGGTAGAATAGTGACTGTATCGCCATATACAATAGGGGTAATCGACGCCAAGGCAGAGTTATAGGGCACTGCGGCCAAGCGCAGCGTAACAGCCGGGTACCCTAGAGGGACGGAGAATACTCGGGAAAGGGTCCACACTTCACCGGGCGCAGCGGCAGTAGCGGTTGACTC